AACTTCCAGTTCGAGACGCAAGAGGATCATCAGCGTGAGAGTATGCTCGAGCATGAAACCGAGAGAATGAAAACGCCCAAGGGGTATCGGCCCAGTATCGAGGGTGCTACCTTCACGGGAGAGGACGTTATCAGATGAAGACCGACAAAGAGGCCGCGTGGCCGGAGGAGGAACAATGAGCAAGGTAGAAGAACTGCGAGAGAAGGTAGACCGTTACAAGGTTGGTGACTACGTTGAACACGATATTGAAGATGGATATGCCGTGCGAGACATCTGCGTTGTTGGAACTGAAGACCTTGACTCCCTCATCGCCGCCGCCAGAGAGGAAGGGGCAGCAGAGGTTCTTGCCAATCCAATCTCGCGGGGAACGCTCTATGTCAATACTGGCGGCATAGGAGATCTACCAGATGGTCAATACCCCGTCATCACCGTCCTTGTCCCAAAGGAGGTGAATCCATGACCTCCCTTGAATCGATCGTCTTGCCTCTTGCTGAATCCCGCGCCTTGGTGGAGCGTGGCATTGTACTGGAGACGGTTGCGAGTTGGATTACGGACGGTGCAACTCATTCTCGCCCAGTGATAATCGAGCTAGCGGTATACGAAACAGTCAAGTCTCGCATCATCTGCCCCGCCCCTACGTTGTCTGAGCTGCTGGACGCAATCAGGGCGAAGGTGGGTGGTAATGAAACCACGGCGATACTCAGTCGAGACAAGAGCGAAGCGGGAGCGAGTTGTGCAGGAATACGTACAGAGGGCGGAAGGTATGAGATTGCACAAGCACTTACCGACCTTCTCGCCGCAGCCGCCCTCTTACTGGAGGTGTCAAAATGACCGACTACGACAGCATGAGCGTGCATGAACTTGTGATGGAGATTTATTATGCCGGAGCGGAGATCAAATCAGACGTCAGACAAATGTGCGAAGATGCCCTCCGCAAAGCCGTCATTCGTGAGGACGTTATTCATTGTGGTGAGTGCAGATATGGCAAGTGGGAGACGCAGGAACCGTTCGGTAAGGGCGAGGGTATTGCTTGCCATGTTATCGCGGGGAGAAGCCGCCCGTGGCTAGGCGCAGTAACGGACTACTGCTCAGAGGGTAGACGAAAGGTGACCCCATGACCCAATTCTCCAATGGCATCTACGAGGATTCATCGGGGAACTTGGTGAACGTGAATGGCAAGATACTGGTTCCCACCGAGAAGCGTACCAAAACCGAAGTCTACAGCCGTGTGGTCGGCTACATGAGGCCAGTAGGACAGTGGAACAAGGGTCAGAAGGCGATGTGGAACGACAGGACGCCCTATATTGCACCCAAGATCGAGAGTCCAGAAGTGGGAGAGGAGAGTGACGCATGAGTATGGAGATACCAGCAGGGAAGTGGTGCAGCAAGTGTCCTCTGTGCCATTATGACAACGATGACCGTCTCTACTACTGCAATCATTCAAAGTTTGCGCCACATGTTGACCATCTGCAAGACGTACTTGATGCAAGCGGTTACGAGTGGAAGTCGATTCGGTGCAAACCCTGTCTCTCCGCCTATCCCAACGGAGCAGTCATCACGATAACGGCAAAGGAGAAGGAATGACTCCGAAACTTGGAGACATCGTGACGTGGTGGCGTGATGAGTGCGGCTGGCAAGCGTCTGGCACGGTTGTCACTTTGTCCCCCTGTTCGGTGTTGGTTGCCGTGGATCATGGTGGTGGACAGATTGGCTATGAGCAAATAGGCAATGACAAGATATGCAAGATTAGAACATCCACAGAAGCAAAGTAGCACCTAATCATCACGGGGCGGCAACCCCTAGGAGGCATGAGAGTGGTCACATTACGCAGAAAGGTCAGCGGGAAAGTGGAACGAGTCGAGGAGACCCCGCTGATGAAGGTCAAGAAGATCAGGAAGAAGAAGTCAGAACACGCCAAGCGTCAGGAACTCTGCGACACCCTCTATTCTGAGGCCGTTCGTCTGCGGGATCATGGGACTTGCCTCTACTGTGGCAAGACCACGAAGATGGCGCAAGTCCACCACATCTTCAGCCGTGTCCACATGAGCACCAGGTATGACGTGGATAACGGAGTCACCCTCTGCTACTACTGTCATATGATGGTTGCTCACCATGACGGCGGGACGTTCAACCACTGGGCTGAATACGATTGGCTAGGTCATGCGGCCTATGAGGAACTGTATCAGCGCATGAGAACCTTGGTCAAGACAACTGATGCCTGGTATGACGAGCAAGAGGCACGGTTGCGGGCGTACATCGCCAAGTTGCAGGAGAGGGCATGAGACTAGTAGCAGCCTTGTGTTATGCCCTCTGTATCCTCTTCTGCTTGGCTGTGGCGGGCGGGGTTATTTGGCTCATTGTCTCCATCGTCAAGCCGGGGAAGGTGTGGAGATGAGCGACTATCCCGATTTGCCGAAGATTGGCGATATTGTGGTATGGGAAGATACCTACGCTGGACATGGGCATCTTGACGGCAAGGTGGTGAGCGTCGAGCCAGAGGGAGTGTACGTCTCAATGTATCGGGTACATGGCGTTCACTACGCGCTTGTTCCTTTCGTGCGTATCACTGACGTGCGGACGCCAGAGGCGACTCCATGACAGGTGAGCAGCTTCGCCCCCTGGAGGGTCGCCCCTATCTGAAGGATTGGCAGGAGCGGATTGCTGAACCTGTCAAGGTCAAGCCGAAACCCCACAAGAAGGGAAAGAAGGGGAAAAGATGACTCACCTTGACCTCTTTTCCGGCATTGGCGGTTTTGCTCTTGCCGCTCAGACGGTGTGGGGTTCCGACTACCACTGTGTCGGCTTCTGTGAAATAGACTCGTTCTGTCAGCAGGTCTTACGCAAGAACTTCAAGGGGGTGAAGATATATGGGGACATCAGGGGACTCACGGCTGAACGGCTTGCTAGGGACTCCGAGGGTAGTACAGAGCAATCGGTCGGCACGTTTTGCCAAGGGACGAGTTCCAACGGCACAGGAAGCGTTGGGGTTGTTGGAGAAAGAGATGAACGGCTTGTTGCCGACGCCGAGAACGTGTTCTGCGATGGGGGCAACCGTGACGGCAGAGAGCGCAAACGACCCGAAGCGGTTTCCGAACTTGGAAACGGTGGTGGGGAGAGAGTTATTGACCTCCTCACAGGCGGTTTCCCCTGCCAGCCCTTTAGCACGGCGGGAAAGCGAAAGGGAACGGAAGATGACCGCTTCCTCTGGCCTGAGATGCGAAGGGTTATTTCCGAGGTCAGGCCCCGTTGGATCGTTGGGGAGAATGTTGCTGGCATCATTGAGATGGCACTCGGACAAGTGTGTGCTGAACTGGAAAGCTTGGACTACGAAGTCCAATGTTTCCTTATACCAGCTTGCGCCGTCAACGCGCCCCACAGAAGGGACAGGGTGTGGATTGTTGCACACGCCGACCACGGACGGGGAACCGAACTACGAGAAGAGGTATCCGGGGGGTGGGGTCAGGAAGTATCCGATACCGAACCTGGCAGCAGAGATTCAGGAGGGGATTGCTTACTCGGTAAAGAGCAAGCAGAGGGAAACGGAGATTGCCCTTCTTCCGACACCAAGCGCAATGCCGAGGGGGGCGCATACTGGGAAGATGGCGGGGAGCGTGTCGGAGGACGGACTGACCAGGGTGTCGGCGAACGGAACGAAGTGGGGCGCGACTCTTCAGACGACGGTAGCGAACGTCAATTCCCTGACTGGAGCCGAGACTGGCGCGAAGTTGCGTTTGAGTCCTGCGTTCGTGGAGTGGATGATGGGCTACCCCGCCGATTGGTTGTCCTTCCCAATGGAAAACGCATCACCGAAAGCAAGTGGCGACAGGAAGCCCTCAAATGCTACGGGAACTCCATAGTCCCCCAGGTGGCGATGGAGATCATGATGGCAATCAAGGCAATCGATGAACAGCCGATCGAGCTGAAGGAGTGGAATGAGACCCCTCGCTAGTATCGCCCAGGCTTGTGGCTTCACCGTTCTCCTGAACCCCTCTCAGACCTGTGTGGAAGTCCAAGGTGAAGGTCATTGGCATCGTTTCCAGCGCGAGTGTATGAACCTTGTAAAGCATTCGGAGCATGACCACATCACGGTTATCTTCAGGGACGCTCTCGGCCATCGGGAACTCCATGACCTCGGGAAGAAGGGAGAACGGAGAGCGCAACTCCCCATGGCTGGTACTCACTATGGAGCCTTGCCCGAGTGCCGAATCAGGGGAGTAAGGAAAGTAGACAACAGGTATATGGCGCAGATCACGGTACAGGGCAAGCACCTCTATCTCGGTTGCTATCTGGACATGATGAGCGCAGGGCTGGCACGGGACGAGTATGTGCTGAGCCACGGCCTGAATGTCGCCCTGAACTTCCCCCACATGGCAGAGGTACGGAAACAGGAGATGGAAATGGCGGGAGTAGAATGAGAGACTACGAGTCCAACATCTTCGGCCTTGACCATCTTATCGAGAAGTCCATCCGATTACTCAAAGAGCATGAGCCGCCCGATGGTTACTATGTCGCCTTCTCTGGCGGTAAGGATTCAACGGTGATGCTGGACTTGGTGAAGAGGGCGGGCGTGGCTTATGACGCCCACTACAACGTCACCACGGTTGATCCGCCAGAGCTGGCGTTGTTCATCCGGCATCAGTATCCAGAGGTCAAGTGGGAACGCCCAGCCAAGACGATGTATCAGTTGATTGAGGACAACATGACCCCGCCTACGCGGTTGATGCGGTTCTGTTGCCGTATCCTCAAAGAGCATGGCGGGGAGAATCGTGTCTGCGTTACCGGGATTAGGTCAGAAGAAAGCCAACAGCGGGCAAGCAGGGCGGAAGTAGACGTTGCACGGCTGACAGGGAAGCAGAATGTCCACCCGATCTTCATGTGGGGGAAGAATGACATCTGGCAGTACATCAACGAGCGAGGACTGCCGTACTGCTCCCTGTATGACGAGGGATTTGACCGCCTGGGCTGCATTGGCTGTCCGATGGCCGGAACGAAGGAACGAGAACGGGAGTTTGAGCGTTGGCCGGGGATTGAACGAGCCTATATCGCCGCTTGTCAGAAAGCGGTCAACCGAAGAATCGCCAAGGGCAAGCAGACAGAAACATCATGGCACACTGGACAGGAAATGTTCGACTGGTGGATGGAGCGAAACCTCGAAATGGCGGGGGTGGAGTAGCCGAAAAGTCAGTCCCCACTAGAAGTTATCCACAGGCAACAAGCGAATAATTTACTTTGACAACACCCCCCTGATAGTGGTATAATCAGAGCCGGTGGCACAATTTGTCGAACGGCGGCAACCGCGAGACATGAACGGCCTTGGGGGCACGGCGTACAAACGTAGCTATGCCCCTATCGCGCTATCCATGACCCCTCTCTACGCATACCCCCAATCGGGCCGTGTGGAGAGGGGTTTTTGCATGTCCACAGCTCAAGCACCATGTGTGCTAGGAGTTACGGCAGGGCTTGGCTCTGACTGTGTGACCTATACCGAAATGACCTTAGACAAGTTACGCCGAAAAGCCGACCGAACATCTGATGTGACAGATGCAGGGGTCTCGGATGTGACTACTGTCGCGCCGACTCTGGTTCGAGTCCAGAGGTCTGTCATTCCGACTACTAGTCCCTCCAACGAGGGATGCGCCCATACCCCAGGCAAGAAGCCAGCGGTTTTCCTCCTTTCCCGTATTCTCCGTGCGAGTCGGAGAAGTGGAGCATGGGTTTATACGGACAGGTTGCCATGAAGATCGGCAGACCGTCCGGCTATAACCCTGAGGTGCATCCCGTGTTGTATGCGCGGATGAAAGCGGCGGGGTTTGTGGATATGGAAGTGGCTCACGCTTTCGGAATTAGTCGCGTGACGTTAGTGTCATGGAAGAAATCGCATCCGGCTATGTGCCCGATGGACGTGTCGATTGACACGCCAGAATTGGCAGAAGAGTGGGCGCGTTGCTTACGAGATAGGGAATTGAACGGGGATGCGGTTCGGCGCAGTTATGCCATTCGGCGTGTGCGTTGGCGCAATCCAACGAAGGACCATGCGTACTATGTTCGCTATTACGCAACAGAAAACGGTAGTAAACATTTCAAGGATAATGCCAAGAAGCGCGACTGCGAAATGAGGGCACTTGGCTCCTTAGACCTTTCGGCATTTTATCGGAAGTCTGAGGCGCTTGGTTGGAAATGCCAACTGTGTGGTTGTGTTCTAGACGAGTCCACGGTTGGAATTGACCACATTGTCCCTGTTAGCAAGGGTGGAACGAATGCTATAGAGAATCTTCAACCCTTGTGCCATAGCTGTAATTCGCGCAAGAGTGACAAGACGATGGCTGAAGCCTTAGAGGTCTACTATGCGAATCGGTAGGCCAACCCTCTATCAACCCGAAACAACCCCCGTTACGGCGGGGTATTTGGCACAAGAGGGGCTAACTGAAGAACAAATAGCAGAGCGGCTTGGGGTCGGCATCACTACCCTGTCTCGCTGGAAGAATGAGCATCCAGAATTTCGGGAGGCCCTAAAGGTCAGCAAGGATGAGGCTGACGCCAAGGTGGTGGAGAGTTTGTACAAGCAAGCCCTGAAGGGGAACGTCACCGCGCAGATCTTCTGGCTTAAGAACCGCCAGCCCGCCAAGTGGAGAGATCGGCAAGAGGTGGAGACCACGGCAATCACCGATATAGCCCTTGCCGTCAAGAGGATCGTGGATGCCTAACCCCGCCAAGCTCATCAAGCTCATGGAGGGTATCGGCCACATCCGAACGCAGGACGGCATTCAGCCCCTTGTCCTGTTCGATTGGCAGAAGGGGTATGTCGAGGCCGTCTGCAACCATGACGAGGTAGCAGTCCTCAAGTCTCGGGACATCGGCTCATCTACGGTATCGGTTTGCCTTTACACCCTCATGGCGCTCATCTACGGAGGGGACTTCGTCATCGCCTCGTACAAGAAGGACTCGGCCAAGGCGCTGTTCGAGACTGCTGACACGTTCCTGCGGGAACTGCCCCCCGAGTTTGCCCAGTGGAGCAAGTGTCGCACGGACACGGACTATCACAAGGTGCTCTACAACGGCTCCCACATCACCGCTATGGAAATGTCCGAGCGGGTAGGGCGCTCATTCCGAGCCAAGTACCTGTTGGCCTCTGAGCTGGCCTTTTGGAATAATCCTCGTGATTCCTGGCAGGCCGTGACGGGTTCAGGTGTGGCGGGCATGAGTATTACTGCTGAGTCCACTCCCAACCCCGGCCCCGAGGGCGCGCTGTTCGAGTCCTTACTGGACAATCCCCAATGGTTCAAGGTGGAGCAGGACTATCACGGCAACCCCGCACACACAGAAGCGTGGAAGGTTGCCAAGCTCGCAGAGCTGGACGGGGATGAGGCGCGGTTCGGGCAGGAGTACGAGTGCAGTCTGGACAAGGCTTCGACGAGCCAATCCGTTATCCCCCTTGTTGCCATTCGTGACGCTATGACAAGAGACCTCCCCGAGGGGTTGCCTGTGGTCATGGGAGTCGATGTGGCACGGTTTGGGGACGATAGGTCAGTCATCACCATCATCAAGGGTCACAAGGTTCTGCCCCAGGTCATCATCCGGGGCATGGACACACAGCAGTTGGCGAAGCGCGTCTATGAACTCTCTCTCGAACACTTGGCCGAATCCATCAACGTGGATGTCATCGGGGTCGGGGGCGGTGTTGTGGATGCCCTTCAGTCCATCGGTTGCCCGGTCAACGGTGTCAATGTGGCCG